AGCTACCCTTCTCAGCAATCTCAGACTTGATGCGGCCAAGTGCCAGCTTGGTGCGCTGTTTTATCTGTGTGCGCTCATGCTGCGCGAACATGGCCTTGAACCCGATAGTCGTTTCGTCAAGCGTTGGGTCATCAACAACCACCAGTTTGATTTTGCCGGGCACAATCTCTTGCTCGAAAAAGCGCAGTGTCTCCCACTGCTTTCGGCTCATACGGCTGATAGAATATATAACAAGCGTTGCATCGTGCTTGCGGCAGTAGTCGAGGCAGCGGTGCAGCTCAACCCTGTTGTGCCAGTCCTCACCGGATGACACCCCCTCTTCTCTGTACCATTTTACATCGAATTCGCCGCCGTTCAGATAGGCTTTGATGCCATGCTCTTGGTTGGCAACGTCCTGATGGTCGGTAGACACGCGGACATAAGCGGCATACTTGCCGTCATGTACTCCGTATACATTATGCGACTAACGTGTTTCGTACACATTATGTACGTCTATACATGATAGATAGCACTGTGCTATCGCTTGTACAAGTCCCAGACGTAACTTTTTCGAGGTATTGTACAAATGTCTGAAAATGTTGTTCTTTTTTGCAGGGTCAGTGAGCAGCTTAAAGCTCAGCTTGAGGCCAGGGCAAAGGTAGAGCGCCGCAGTCTTGCCAGTTTGGTAGAGGTTTTGCTGCGCGAAGCAATGAAAGAGCCCGACACCGAGCATCTCGAGCGAGCAGTCAAGGCGGCTGGCCGTGTCGCGTAGCAAGTTTAACAACAAAAAAGTCAGTGTGGACGGTTATGTTTTCGACAGCATCGCTGAGGCCAAGCACTACAAACACACGCTGAAGCCGCGATTGGATGCCGGCGAAATCACAAATTTAGAGATACATCCGCGCATCCGTTGCGCCATTGGAGGGAGGAAAATATGCGATTACATAGCCGATTTCAGATACACCGATTTGCAAGCGAAAGGACCAGACGGCCAAGTTGGGTGCCGCATTATAGAAGATGTCAAGGGCTACAAGACGGACATCTACCGGCTCAAAAAGAAATTGGTCGAGGCTTTGTATCCCGGCTCGAAAATCTGCGAGATATCGCCCCGAGAGTATCGGTCCGTGACGTTGTAATAGCTGTCGCAAACTATTCAGGCGTAGAAACACAAGCCCTGCTCGGTCGTTGTCGCAACAACGAGCTGGTTAAATGGCGTTCACTCATATACCTGTTGGCCTACGAGCTGACATATCAGTCCCTGTCCGATATCGGCAAAGCGTTAGACCGTGACCACACCACAATCTGGCATGGCGTAAAAACATACCGACAACGCATGGCTGACAATGAAGCGCTCGAAGAATCTTACAATGCGCTTTACACCGGGCTGAAGGCAACGTCATGAGGAACGTGGCTGATATATCGCTGGCAGAGTTTGCAGAAGAACTAAAGCGGCTGAACAACAACGTCATCAACTTTACGCCGTCGTCGCGGACCTGGGCTGACGCCAAATCCACACGGAGCTACGCCAACCAGAAACGCGGCCAGCGCATAGGATACAAGGTCGTCAGCCTCGACTACGTCCGTCGCGTAAGAAAAGAGCTGACCACTTAACATGACCGCAATGTACAATAACCAGAGGCAAGGTAAGCCAAAGGTACACCAATGGGCCGAGAAGCTGGCGCAGGGTGAGGCTTTTGAGCGCCGGGTTATTGAACTGTTCGGCAAGCAAGGCCACCAGGCATGGAAGCCAAACGAGCGGACCTATGACCTCTACATCAACTTGGAGGTGCCTTATTGGGGCACATATCAAGTGACCGGCGAATGTAAGTACGACGCCATGGCCAGCTCTACCGGCAACCTCGCCTTGCAGACCTGGGATGGCGGCAAGCCACGCGGCATTCATCCGAAGGGGCCAAACCCAGACCTTTGGATTCACGGTGTCGGTGACGAGGCCTGGGTCATCAAGACAAAGATTTTACAAGGCGTAGTCGAAACCTACGGCCTCAAAGCTATCGCCACCGGCGATGCCGGCATGAGAGCCCGTTGCGTCCTACTGCCATTGCAACAAGCAAAGAAGATAGTGGGGGGACAATGGCTCAGCTTATGAAACACGTTGATTTGTGTAGCGGCATAGGCGGGTTTGCCTTGGGGTTTGAATGGGCTGGCTTATCAAAGCCTGCTCTGTTCTGCGACATTGAGCCGTGGAGCCGCAAGATTTTAGCAAAGCACTGGCCTAATGTGCCGATTGTTGAAGATGTCAAGGAGTTAGCAAATGACGCAGCAAGACTTGTTCCCGACTGTGACATCCTTACAGCCGGATACCCCTGCCAGCCATTTAGTCAGGCCGGGGTCCGACGAGGCGAGGAAGATGACCGTCACATCTGGCCGGAAATATTTGCCATTGTGCAAGCAAAGCGGCCGGTTTGGTGCGTTTTTGAGAATGTTTCTGGACACATCAGTCTGGGCCTCGACCAAGTGCTATCTGACCTGGAAAGCAAAGGCTACGCCGTCCAACCGTTTGTTGTTCCAGCTTGCGCCGTCGATGCCCCGCACCGACGAGACAGGGTTTGGATTGTGGCCAACAGCGACGACGCAGGACAACCCGCAAGTCCGGGGCCAAGGCAAGACAATCGGAACCAACCGCGGGACGACACTCGGCGGCGCAGTGCGAATGTGGCCGACGCCACAGGCACGGGATTGGAAAGGCCCGAGCGGCAGAAGTTTGAAAGGACAAGAGAGGGATTTGCCCCAATCTGTGAAAATGTGGCCGACGCCACGCGCAAGCGAATGGAAGGGCACCGGCCCGCTGGGGAGCAAGAGTCACAATCACCGACTGGAGAAAGGTTATCTGGACGCGACCGTGCAAGAGAGGAGCCAAGTTTCTGGCTCCCTGAACCCGGCGTGGGTCGAGTGGCTCATGGGGTATCCAGAAGGGTGGACAGACTTAGAGGATTAGGCAACGCCATAGTCCCGCAAATAGCCATGCGTATCGGGCAGACAATAAAGGCGGTGCACCATGGCTGAAATTATGAGGATTAGTCGGTTTCCAGGCATCTGGGAAGACGTTCAAGAGTGTGAGTATTGCCAAGGCCAAGGCATTGCCGACGTCGAACACGCTGTCATTGATTACGTCAACGGCGGTTATCTGGCCGACAGCCAAGACACATGCCCTGATTGCGACGGACGCGGCTGGGTTGAGTTAGACGATGCAGAAGAGTGACCCATACATTCTACCGGCGGGAAACGTGCAGATTAGCTTCAGCGGTGGCAGAACGTCTGCCTACATGTTGCATCAAATACTGCAAGCCAATGGCGATTTGCCAAGGCAATGTCAGGTGATGTTTGCCAACACCGGCAGGGAGATGCCCGAAACGCTCGACTTTGTGCATGAATGTTCAGTGCGCTGGAATGTGCCGATTGTCTGGCTGGAATATGACCGCGTGGATAACCGTGCAACCTATCGTGTTGCAAGCTGGGATGACCATTCAATGTTTGGTGAGCCGTTTGAATTACTGGTGCGGCGCAAGAAGTATCTGCCCAACACCGTCATGCGGTTTTGCACAACAGAATTAAAAGTCCTGACAATGAAGCGATATCTTACTAAACAGCTTGGCTGGAAACATTGGACCGCAGCGGTCGGCATCCGGGCTGATGAAGCCCACCGCGCCAAGACTGACAGCAAGGACCGCTGGTCGTATTGGTATCCGCTGGTCAACGCCAACGTGACCAAGCGCGACATTTACAAGTTCTGGAAAAGCCAGCCGTTTGATTTGCAGCTTGAGAACGTCAACGGCTCAACGCCGCTGGGCAACTGCGATATGTGTTTCCTAAAGAGCGAGAAGATACTAGCGCACATTGCCAAGACAATGCCTGACAAGGCCGATTGGTGGGTCAAGATGGAGCGCGAAACAGGCTCTACATTTCGCAAGGACAGGGACTTGGCAGAGTTCACGGATTTTGTTGGCCGTCAGGCAGATTGGGTGTTCGATGATGAGAGCTTTTTCTGTCAAGCAGATGGCGGGGAGTGCACCGGCTGATGCAGAAGAGTGAGCTGACGCCAGACCCCATCAGGGACGCACCAAAGGGACACGGTGAAGAGCAAAGCCCCGGCCCCGTCGCAGTGCTGCCAGGACGCGCTATCGTTGACACACGGTTCTATCAGTACCCAACAGCAATGGTCGTACTGGCACGGTGCTGCGCCCACGCAAAGCAATACACCGCTACGTTCTTCGTTAACCAGTCCACCATAGCCAAAGCCATGAGCATCAGCCAGCAAGCTGTCTCACAACACATGAACAGACTGGTCAAATGGGGCTACATCGAGAAGCTACGCAAAGAGGACCAGCGCCGTGCTTACGGCAAGAAAAGCGCAATCTGGCGCGTCATCTATGACCCAACAATGACATGGAAAGACGTCGAAGCATGGGCCGATAGACAGCCAAAGAGCGAAGAAGAACAGCAAGAGGCCGTGCAAGAAACACTGGAACAAGCCGCTAAAGGTGCCAAAGGACAGCAAACGAAGCGTAAACGAACCACGGCTACTAAGCCTGTGGATAACTCTGCACCTACAAGCTCCAGCTTGTGTAAAGAAGAGACCAGCTACAAGCCCCAGCTTGTGCAACCACACAAGTCCCAGCTTGTAAGTAACTTATCTACATTAACTATAGATAAAGAGGTAAAGGAAAGTGATTGTAGAAGGCTGTGTATAAGCTACGCACACGAGGTTAATCGACGATGGGGTCGCGGCTTCAAGCATGACATGAGGCAAGAGCACCTGGCTCGTGAGCTGCTCGGCTTGTATGACGATGTCGATGCCTTCATTGCTGATGCAGCTAAGCTGCTCGACTGGCAAAGAAGGAACAACAAGCAGCCGCCTGTAAGCTTGCAGTACTTCGTCACACGCAAGCTCAAAGAGAACAAGCCCATCGATGTCGAGGGACTAGTCAAGAAGGCTGTAGCGGGGATGAAGATGCCATGATGTACAATTACCAGACGGTCGATTACAGTCTGTACGACAGGGCATCGCGACCACGCGCACAGAATAAAAAAGGGGCCCTATGCCCCCCCCGGCCCCGTACGCGTAGAGGGGGGCCACACAAAAATATTTTGGCAAAATTCATGAAAGGAAAAAGCCATGAAGAAGAGAATGAACGTAAATCAGCGCAAGGATATCCCTGGTCGGGACA